GTGGTGGAGGTAAAGGAGGAGGTGGTGGAGGAGGTGGTAGGCCGTGGCAAAAATTGTAACTTTGTTGACACACAGGGTCCCATTCTATATCACAGCAAAAAGGATCATTTGTGATAACGGTTATATAACATTCATCTAATGGATTGTACGGAGAAGGCGCAAGGCATCCTGGAGGTGGTGGCGGTGGTGGAGGAGGAGAAATTTGACAAGCTAATTCACAAGTGTTATAGTATGTTGTAGGCTCTAATTGAACTAAATCAAAACCATTTCCTATATCGGAGACTATAACATATGAATACCCATTAGGAACAATTGGTAGATAATATTGTCCATTATACATCGTTGTTCCTGCTGGTACGGATACTGTTATAGAATTAATCATTGTACATGTAGAACATTCATATTGATCAGCTAAATATATATCACGAGGAGGCGGCGGTGGAGGCGGTGGAGGCAGCGGTGGAGGCGGCGGTGGAGGCGGATTTGAGCAATTATTATAAGCTACTTGACAATCATTATTCCATTCTACCTCACAACAATAAGGATCATTTGTGACAACGGTTATATAACAAGCATCTAATGGATCGTACGGAGAAGGCGCAAGGCATCCTGGAGGTGGTGGCGGTGGAGGAGGCGGCGGTGGCGGAGGGGGAGCTACGCTTCCTTGTTTAGCGTTTTCTACTACACCAATGTTTAAAGAAGCAAGTACCATCATGCTGTGTTTCCAAAAAGTATATATTCATTACTAGCTTTATGAACTAAAGATATAGCAGAATACTGACCTGCACTGTTAAATTTGTTAGCATAACTATTAACCGTCACGCCCGCTGCCCCAATAATCTGAATTGGTCCAGACCCATATTGAATTAATGTTACATTAAATCCAGTAGGATTTGAAGCGCCAACCGTAGCAATTACTGGAGATGAAGAATTAACAAATATAACTCTAGAGTTATATCCTGAATTAATTGTAAAATTTGAAGTTATATTTATTATATCTGGGCTGGCATTAATTAACTTCGAATTATTTAAACTTAAGCCAGAGTTAAATGTTCCAGAAGCAAATGTTTTTGAGGCGCTAATAGTTTGAACACTGTTAATAGTAACATAATTACTTAGATCAACTGCTCCTTCTCCAGCTGTTATATTTACCGTTCCAACTCCATTGACAACTGTAGCTGTTACTCCGTTGCCGACAAAATTAATTTTATTTACTTCTCCAAGAGATGCTCCTTCTTCTAAAATATCGATAAGGTAATCTCCTTGAACAAATACTTCGCTATCATTATATCTTGGTCTGCTTTGAAAGTTTTTAATCCCATTTATATTTTGATCGCCGGTATTATATACAAGATTCGTTCCTGTTATTCCTGCATTAGAGATTAGGCCATTAGCAAAAGTTTTAAGCCCATTAATTGTTTGGTTACCTGTATTATATACCAAGTTATTCCCCGTTATTCCTAAGTTAGAAATAATGCCATTATTAAACGTTTTAATTCCATTAATAGTTTGCGCGCCACTATTGTAAACTAAATTTATACCAGTAATTCCAACATTAGAAATAACACCATTGATAAAAGTCTTAATTCCATTAATTGTTTGATTACCTGTTGTACGAACTGTATTTTCTGCTCCAGAAACTATAACATTTGCAATTCCTCCATCTAAATAAACATCTACGCCATTTCCAGAAAAATTAATTGATGCAGCGTTTCCTAAATTTTGATTTTGATATTTTATATCAACTGGAGAAGGAACTCCTTCTCCTAAAAGTAAAACTCCAGAGCCATTGACGGTTGGCCTATAAGATAGATCTTGACCACTAATTAAAATTCCAGTGCCATTAACCGTAGGGCTTATTAGAAAATTTTTATATCCACTAACATTTTGAGATCCAGTTATATTAACGACTTCATCCACTAAAGCAACTCTAGACTCATTATTTTCATCAATTTTTACTTCTGGTCTAATTGAAAAATATTTAAATCCATTAATTACTTGGTCTCCAGTTGTATATACTATTTCTTCTAAATTTAAAGTTGGATATACGTCTCCAGCTAATAATATTCCAGTGCCATTAACATTTGGACGATCTCTAAAGCTTTTTACTCCGCTAATGATTTGAGCCCCAGTATTATAAACTAAATTTGGAGCTAAAAATTGCCCACTGACTATATTTTTTATACCAGTGATATTTTGATCTCCAGATGTAAAAACAATTTTATTTTGATCAATGTCTGGAAATAATTCTCCTTGTAATACGAATCCAGAACTGTTTACTGTTGGACGGCTTGTAAATAATTTAATTCCATCGATAGTTTGATTACCTGTATTGTAAACAACATTAGGAGCATTGATTCCTTGAGAGAAATTAGCTCTTAAGCTAAAAGTTTTATTGCCTCCGATAGTTTGATTACCAGTATTATAAACCATATTTGGCGAAGATATTCCATTTATAAAAGTTTTAATTCCTGTTATATTTTGATTAGGAGTATTTCTTACTATTTCATCTAATGTAAGGCCTGGAAATAATTCTCCATTCAACATTACTCCAGTTCCATTTACTGTTGGTCGTATATAAAAGTTTTTTTCTCCATCTATATTTTGGGATCCTGTATTATAAATAATATTAGGAGCAACTATATTAGCTATAAAATTTTTAGTTCCATTAATTATTTGGTTTCCAGTAATATAAACTATATCTTCTGGAGATATTTCTGGATATAATTCTCCTTCTAGAAGAACATTTAGTCCATTAACAGTTGGTCGATCATAGAAATTTTTAAATCCTCCAATGTTTTCATTTCCAGTATTATATACTACGTTTGTAGCATTAATTCCTTGTGGAAAATTAGTTTTTAAATTAAAAGTTTTATTACCCGCGATAGTTTGAGTGCCTGTTGTATATACTACATTAGGTATATTTAAAGTTGTTCCAGGTAATGAAGTAAAAGATCCGCCAGACATAGATAAAGCAGTATTAATAAGCTCTATAGTTGTCCCAGAGAAAGACATCCCTCCTATGTTATTTAAATTAATAGTAGTATTAATAATATTTAAATCTTGTCCAGAAAACGTGGTGCTTCCAGTTGTAAATATTTTATTTCCTGTAATTATTTGATCTCCAGTAGTATAAACTACATTTTCTCCACTGGCCAAAATAATTTGATAATTTATTATTGGTTCTCCAGATAAAACTACTCCACTTCCATTAACCCTTATGCGTTCATAAAAATTTTTGATACCAGAAACATTTTGATTTCCAGTTAAAAATAAAACCGTATCAGGTAGAGAAGGCACATCTCCACTAAGAAGAATACCCGTTCCATTTACATTAGGTTTTTGATTAAATGTTTTTATCCCAGAAATACTTTGATCGCCTGTAGTATAGATAAGATTTGCAGCAAAAATATTATTTCTAAACGTTTTTACCCCACTAATTGTCTGACTTCCTGTATTGTAGACTATATTTGGAGCAGATATACCGCTTAGGAATGTTTTAATGCCTGATATAACTTCATTCCCTTGTTTATAAACAAAATCTCCTGTGTTAACATTTACTGCAAGTTCTCCATCTAACATGAACTGGATTCCGTTGTATGTTGGTCTGCTTAAAAAATCTTTAACTCCTGTAATAGTTTGATCTCCAGTAGTAAATAAAACTCCACTAGGTAAAGTTAAAACTTCTCCTTGTAGAGCTACTCCACTTCCATTAACATTTGGCCTAGAAATAAAATTTTTAGTTCCAGTAATATTTTGATTACCACCGCTAGCATAAACTAAGAAAGACTCATCGCCTAATACAATCCCGCTCCCGTTAACCGTAGGTCTTTTAAGAAAGTTTTTAATTCCATCAATATTTTGGTTATCACCGGTATATACTAAATTACTAGCAGTTACATTCCCATTAAAACTTTTATTCCCATTTATTGTCTGATCTCCAGTAGTATATACTAAATTTGGAGAAATAATATTAGATGTAAAAGTTTTATTACCTGCAATAATCTGATTTCCAGTTGTATAAACTATTTTATCTGGTGTAACTCCTGGTAAAGATTCTCCACTTAATAATACTCCTGTTCCGTTTACGGTTGGTCTAGACGAGAACTCTTTTATTCCACTAACCGTTTGATTACCGGTATTATATACTAAATTTATACCTGTAATTCCTTGGTTTACGACTAAACCAGAAGAAATATTTAATATTCCGTCTAAATTTTGAATTCCGGTTTTTTGCAAAATATTAGAAAGTAATAAATTTGGTCCTAAATTTTCTCCGCTAAGTAAAAATCCTGTACCGCTAAAAGTTGGTCTAGAAATAAATTGTTTTACACCACTTACAACTTGATTTCCTGTATTATAAACTATATTATTAGCCAGAATTCCATCTGAAAAATATTTAATTCCTTGAATAGTCTGACCGCTTACATTATATACTAAATTTGGGGCAGATAAAATATAGTTAAAAGTTTTTACTCCATCTATTATTTGATTACCTGTATTATATACTAAATTATTTCCTGTAACTCCTCCGCTTGATATAAATCCACTAGCGACAATATTAGTTCCTGTAATACCACTTGCTCTTATACTAATAAAATTTTTAATTCCACTAATTGTTTGATCACCAGTGTTATAGACAAGATTTGTTCCTGTAATTCCTCCGCTAGAAATTAAACCACTAATGAAAGTTTTTAATCCCGTAATATTTTGCGCGCCAGTAGTATAAACTGGATTGTCTACGGAGCCTCCTCCTCCACCTGGAATATTTACATTTATTACTCCACCAGCTAGAGAGGCAGTTACTCCAGCACCAACAAAATTCATTATATTTGAAGATCCTACATTAACTCCTTCATCTCTAACAGTTAAAGATCCTCCACCTCCTACGACTTCTCCTTGTAATAAAACTCCAGAACCATTTACAGTTGGACGACTATAAAAATTCTTTACTCCAGAAATGTCTTGATCTCCACTAAGTAAAACAACTTTTGATAAAATATGTCCGCTCATCGCCAAAGCTTCTTGTCTTGTGAATAAGTCGGCTAAATTACCATCCATTTTACCAGCGGTTCCGGTAATAGAATTATTTAATATTATTAATTGATCTAAAAATTTTCTGTTGTTTAGAACTGCGTCTAAAGTATATCGATTTCCATTTGGATGTTTAAATGCATCACCGCCTTCTGCTCCTTTTGTATAATTTCTCCAATATTCTGATGCCTCTATAATTAAGTTTTGAAAATTATCTATAGGAATAGCTCTAAGATATCCATTTTGAATAGGACCACTTGATGTATAATTTATAAATGGCTCTGCATTTGCCCACATATCGTAGCCTACACCAAATGCTCCTCTTGTTTGGATTCCTGCGCTTTCTAATTGATCGATCCAACTTATACCAACATTACTTTTAGCGGTCTGTAAATATGAATTTATTGAAGAAGAATTAAGTATACCGCTATTTGATTGATGAAAGAAAAATATAAAATTTGCAATATCTTTATAAGCATCACTATAACCATCTGCATTAACTACAGCGTTATTATCAGAATCAATATATATTTTAACTGTATAAGGGTCCACGGCTGTATTAGGATTCATATTTATATCTGGTATTGGATTTATAAAGTATCCTTTTAGATAGCCACTTTCTCTTGTAAACCTATTTGCAGCCAAACTTGTTTGAGATGTCCATTTTGATCCAGGAGGATTTCCTGTTCCAGTTTTTGCATCTACTGCTAACCAAAATCCAGTCAAAGCTATACCACTAAATATTGCAAAGCCGCTAGTTCCACCCGCTATATTTGTAGAAATAGAATATGTTATATCTGTAGTCGGAGAAGGTATACCTGTAATAATTGAGGAGAAAATATTACTTGTGTTAAATGCTGTTCCAGTTATAAAATCAAATCTAAAAGTTAAATCCTTTCCTGCATAGTCAATTATTTGAGGAAAACGATTTTTTATTTTAAATTTTAAATTTAAATTGTCCGCAGTAAAAACATTTCCTGTTCCATCTAAAGCTGGATTCCATCCAGAAACGCTTTTTTGATTATCGTTTTCAGTTGAATATTCAAATTCATCTAGAGTTATAAAATTAGCAAAATCCACAAGATCTTCGTTATAATACAGGATATTTGCCGCAGCAAATCCATTTGATATATGTCCGCGAGTATTTATTCCATATACTCTAAAATAATAAGTTTGATTATTCTCATCAATTGTAGTAGTAAAATTTGTAGTTGGATTTAATACATCTAAAGTAGATACGATAAAATCAGCTTTTGGCGCAAGGATTTCATCGCCTTGATCGTTCAGAAATGCTTCCTCTAAATCTGCCGATACAAAATTTGAACCTTTTTTCATGTATACTCGCCAATAAGAAGCTGAATGTGTATTTGAAGGTTGACTTTGAGCGCCAATCGCTCCATTTATAGCTAATAAATTTGCTGATTGACTTAAAGTAAATGTTGAAGGGAATCCAGGCGGAAGTATTGATGGTAATTCTGGTTGGGGAGCTTCTATTAACGATAGTCCAGATTCAATGGCTCCATATTTAGAAGGGTTATATTCCATAGCGTTAACAGAATATTTTCCGTCTTCATTTTCTGTAACAGAAATGATTCTATAAAACTCTGTTTCTGGGACAATAAACCAACTATTAGCATTGCCTACTCTTTCTATAGTCCAAATTGTTCCTGTCGAAAGAGTATAATTAGATGTATCAAATGTTTTATTGCAGCTTAATTTAACTAATTTTCTTGCAGGGTCTGGATGATAACCGCTAGCGATTGAGATAGTGTTGATATTAAAAGCGCCGGTTTGAATTTCTGACTTTTGATACTCATTAATATAATCGCTATATCTATTACCTGTGACTTTTGAAGTAGGAGTAAGAATACTAAATCTATAATTAGGCTCATTTATTGTAGATAGGTATTCAACCAAATCTGAATAGGGCTGGTCTAGAACAAAATGATGAGATCCTCCAGAAACGCCTATTGATAAAACTCTTCCGCCTAAACGTTCAATTGTTCTATTTTTGTCTTGTATCTTTATTACGTCTCCAGGAGTTAAATATAAAGAATCTAATCCAACCGTAAAATTAACAGTTTCTGTTTCTATCTGTTCGCTAACTAAAGCCCATTTTCCTAATCTATTAGCTTGTCCTCGGCTAGTACATCCAAATGCAGTTATTTCTAATTTTCTAATCCCATACTTTCTTATACCTTCAGGATCTTCTACATATTCTACTACAGGTTTATAAAAATTATTAACATCATTATATCTAATAACTGCTACAGTATTTCTTACTTTTTTGGAACTACTTGAATATATAAAATCTCCATTTTCAACATTTGAATTTGTAAATAAAGTAATCGGATCTTTTGGCATATCAGCTGTAACATAAACTAAACCATTTGCATAGTATGATAATCCTCTGAATACGCTAGCAAAATCATTTACAAGAGTATACGCGTCAGAAAAATCATTAATAATAGCATTACAAGTAAATCTTGGCTCTTTTCCTCCGTATCCATCAGAAACAATTGTATCGCAATATTTTGCTATCTCATATATTTGCCATTTATCTACATTATTTGGTTTTATATATCTTCCTAAACCATAACGAGTATTTGTCAAAAGATCATAATAACACCAAGCAGGATTATCTGTCCATTCTAAGTTCGATTTAAATGTTCCGTCCCAATCTCCTGCATAGCGTTTTGTGATTGGATCATAGTTGCTTGGAACTTTTACTTTTAATAATTTAACGTCATAAGCTCTTTGAGGAACTTGACTAAAATATTCAGTAGTAAAGAGACTTCTAAAAATACCAACTTTAGGATATATGAAGTTTTCTGCAAAAACCTCTGTAATCGCATGAATAGAACACATGTCTCTTAAATTTATTACTGTACTTTCTTGTGAAGTCCTCTTTATTTCGACTTCCCATCCAACTAAAGAATCATATTCTACGTCGGGATTATAAGCGGATGATATATCAAATTCAAATCTATGGATAAAACCAGAAGTAATTTTACCTTCACTATTTTGATCTTGATTTATTACTACAGTAGATTGTTGAGTTCCATCTGGCAATTTTAAAATTTTTCTAATTTTAAAATTGTATCTAATTGTTCTATCTCTAATATCTCCTAGTGTAGTTGATTGTTTGTAAGGCCCATAGCTTGCTCTATCAAGCATAGGGTCATTTTGTTGATCGTAAAGTTGCTCTACCTTTATGCTAACTATAATTTTATTAACAAATTTAGATTTTAAAGAATAATTTTTAATAAAATCTGACGAATTTGGTGGGCTATATCTTAAAGGCTCATTAATAGTTATTGTTCTTGAAGCAAATGGAAGTCCTCCTCCTCCAACTGGTGAAGATAAATTTTGGGCAGTAGTTTGGTCTCCGTTACTTGCACGAAAATTTATTTGAGAATAATTATAATTACCATTTTCGTCAATTAATGGAGTTTGGTTCCAATATATAGATCTTAAAGGACCTCCGGCATAATTTCTCTTAACGCTTCTAGTCCATCCAACTTCACCTATATTTCCAAAATTTGTATATATTCCATCTACTAAACCTTCTATTGGTCCTTCAGAAATTAAATCTACAACCTCTGTTTCTGTTCTAGATAATTTTTTTGATCCATCTATTTTAATGCCTTCGGGCGCTTCAACTGGCGTATGTGGATCTGGAGGTGGAGGCGGCGGAGGAGGAGAACCTCCACCTCCTTTATTATGGACAAATATATTTCTATCACTAACAATATAGGTGTTATGAACATCAACCGTAAAATTATATACATCTTTTAAAATTTTTAAAAATTTAATCTTATCAATTCTTAATTTATTTTTATTTTTATCTATTACATAATCTCCAACTTTAAACTTACCTATTTCTTGGAATTCATATTTTGAATTTAGAAACGGATGATTTGGCGTAGTTGTTATTTTATCTTTATTTAAATATATATTTAAGACTTTTTCTTTAGGGTGTATGAATGTTTGAGTAACTTTGCTAGTTTTTAAATTTAAATTTTTATCGAAACAAAAAACTTCATCTCCGATCTTAATATCTTGTATATTTTTATAACCATTAGGAGTTAATATTTTTGTATTTTTTGTAAAACATCCTGCACCTTTTACTAACTGATTCTTAATTAAATCTTTTTTAGTCACTTTATGTCGTCCTTTGGTTTTGGGTATTTGGAACATAATTTGTATTGTAAGAAGCAGAAATAGTCTTAGACCCCACAAGCAATCTTCCATAACCAATAGGTATTGGACCTCCTTCTCCAGCCGTATTGGTAGGACCATCGAATAAATATGATTTTCCTCCTCCATTTTTACTACCAGCGACATTTGGAGCGCTAAATTCTGGAGCAACATATGGAGGTGGAGAAGACAATAGCGATAAAAATCCAGAAGCAGCCAAACCAATTCCAGCGATTAATAAAGCAGCGCCAAGGATCTGAGTTCCAGGTAAAAATAATAAAGCCACACCAACCACAGCTAAAAATATTCCAGCAATAGCATTAAAAAATCCACCGCCACCTTCAATTACAGGCACAATATCTATAGATTTTAGTTCAGATTCTTCATAGCTTGTTAGAAGATTAGAGTTTAATACTTTATCTAAATCATCTTTAATTTCATTTTCATTTTTTAAACATTTAAAATCTTTTTTATTTATTAAAACTCTATATTTTATATTCTCTTTATCAAGATCTATTAAAGTCTTATATAATTGTTTAGTATTTACTTCTATCGCTCTTATAGCTTCTGAAGCGCTTCGTACGTCAAGTTTCCATTTACTTTTTCTAATTTTTTCTGTTAGTATACCATGAAGTTCAACATCAACCATAAATTATGTCTCGCCTCCTCTGCTTGTAGCAGGAAAACCTCCGAAAGGAATACCCGCAGGACTACTTCTATTAAATCTTTTATAACAACCAATTAATCTTTTAGAACATAAATCTCTGTACCAGTAATTCTCATTTGTTGGTGGATATCCATTAACCGTTGAAGGATCACTATTAGTATTATTTTGTTTGCATACGTAATAATATTTTATTCCGTCAACTTCAATATATACTGCGTCTCCTTTAGAATATGTGCCTGTTCCTGGCCAAGCACCACGATTTACTATTGCAGTTCCTCCAAGTAAAGAAGTTATTCTTTCGTCTTTATCTGTAGCTATAGGATTCCCACCGTTTAATTGACTAGCATAAGGAGAGGTTCCTCCATAGTTACACCCTTCTCCTCTATATTCAAAACTACAAGATTGCGAATACATTGTCCTAAAAGGTAATTTAATATTTTCTAAATCTAATATAGAACTCATTTCATATTCTAAAATGTTCTTACTTTCTCTTAACTTTCTTTCTATAAAAAATACATCTGGTGGTAATTCAGCTAATGGGTCGGAATCGATTTGGAACAAATCATCATTTATAATTCCTCCATTACTTTTAAAATTAATTGCATCTAAATATTTTAAAAATGTTCTTCTTCTAGTTACTTGAAGACCAATAATGTCGCCAATAGATTTGATTGAGTTTTTTATTATTCTAAAAAATGTATCATAATCGGGTATTTGATTTTGATTTGAAAATGTTATCTTTGGTTTTGGCAATGTGCCTCTTGTACTTACTTCATACCCTTCGGTTTTTATTGGGAATGGAAGATATCTTTTTCCTTTCCAAATGATTTGATTAAATAATTTGCCATTTGCTAATGAGGTACTTGTTAATTCTAAATTTATATTTAAATTATGAAATCTTACTATCCCTGAATCATCAATATCTCCAAGTCCTAAATATGGATTTGGTATATTTGAATAACTTATATTTTTTAAATCATAATCATTTTTGACATTACCTAAAGATGAAAAGTCTAGTTCGTATAAAACTATAAGATTACTAGGATTAAGTTTTATTCTTTCTTCATAAATCTTTTTTGTCGCTAATTTTAAATTATTATTTACGCTCATATATTAGTAGTTTCTATAAATTTAGCACTAACATTATAATTATCGTAATAGACCGACCTAACTGTAAATTCTTCTACAATAAATTTTTTTGGATGATTTTGGGAAACTGAATCATAATTATAAGGAAATGCGTTTGCAAAAAAGAAAGGCTCGGTACCTTTTCTCGCGTTTAGAAAATGTACAATAGCTCTAGTTTCTTTTTCGCTTCGCCCTTCAAAAGTTAAATTTAGTTTAATTAAAGAACTATTTATTCCGTCCGGAGTTCTTTGTTCATAACCATCTCCAAATTTTACTATTGTTACAGAAGCTTTATTTTCTATTTCTGATGTGTAGTTTGGAATCCAAAAAAAGTCTGGGGCAGCCACAGGGTTTCCGTAAGGCGTTGAGTAACTCTTATAACCGCCCCAAGAATTAGCCACAGTAGGTAACGAGGTATTTGAATATTTTAAACTGTAATAATATCTATTTTGGTATAGTACAATATCATGCAAAGAATATGAAGTAGCTCCATTATAAGGAGAAACATTATATATTGAAAATGTTGGCATAAAATACCTTTTTACCTTTTACCTTTAGATTTATTACACTTATTAATAGTGTAATAAATAATAATGTTATCTAGAATAAGTAAAGAAAATCAGCATATATATATAAATAGCAAGAAAGTCCTTGGAGTTCAAAACTTTACAGCTAGTTATAATACACCTATAGAACAAATTAAATATTTAGGGATGGAAAAGGTTAGCTATTATAATAATAGCAATTCTTTAGCTGAAATTAATATATCGAAGCTTCTTATAGATAAAGATGAATTTGTTAATTTTATTGATTATGATCAAGGTTTTTCTGGACATATAGACTATAAGAATAAATATTTTGCCTTTAATTCTGGTATTTTAACAAGATATAATTTATCTTGCGCGGTAGGCGAAATACCTCAATTAAATTTAGATATAAGCGCAATTGGGGATTTTGGAACCGGAATAGATCGACCAGCTAAAGAGTCAATCACTGTACCCGACATAGATGTAACAGATTATTCAAATATAGAAATAAATTTAGATGATTTTAAATTTAATCGCTTACAGTCTTTCGAGCTCAATATATCTGCAGAAAAAAATGTTATATATACATTAGGTAATGTATTCCCTACTCAGATTAAAGTCGTTCCTCCAATTATTGTAGAAATAGAATTTGGTATTAAAGCGGATGATTATAATCTTAAAAATATTAAAGATTTAATTTGTAAATATAAAGTAGATGATTTTAAAATTGTATTTAATAAATTCAAAAAACCAGAAGAAGAATTATTTAGGTTTGATTTCTCTGGGGCATTATTTATGGGGGAGTCGTTTGGTGGAGATGTATCATCTTCTTCTGATGTCAAAATAAAATATCACGCTTTTCTTTACAATAAAAGAACCCCACCTATTTCAAATCCTCTTCCATTGGGAGAATTAGCTACAGAACCTATTGTTTCTGGAGAAGATTTAGTTTCTGGAGCAAATATTTTACCAATAGGTGATGCAAACTCTATTTTCCCATCGAAAGAAACGAATATATTAAATCAAAACGAATTACGAAATAGTCAAGAAGTTTTTAAATTAAAACCCGCACAAGAAGACCCAATCTCTTCACTTACGTTTTTACCTATCGGAGATACTACGGGGCTATTTCCTAGCGAAGAAAACGCTATACAATCATCTACTTTTTTAAATTTAGGCGAAACCGCATCTGGATTTAGTGATCCAGAAAGAACGATATTTAATCCT